TTTATCAAAGATAATTTCTTATTCTCAAACGTAAACGGAATTAGTTGTGAGCCTAATGGTGAATTCGCTGATGGTAATTATGATAAAGTACCAAGAGGTATTGTTAACCTAACTTCATTTGCAGTAGATCCATCTAAATTAATCAATAAGAGAAACTTAGGTAATTATACTATGATGAATTCTCAAGGTTTAATGGAAGGTTATGTAGCTGAGTTTGAAATGATTCCAGTAGTAATCGGAGTTGACATTGAAATTCTATTATCTAGTCAATTAGATATGTTTAAAGTCACGGAGTCTATCGTTAAGAATATGTACAAGGCAAACTTTTATCACGTTGATGCAGGACATCTTGAAGACGGTACATATAGAATATCGTCTGAGTACATGATGCCAGATGATTATACACAAGAAAGACCAATTGAATATGGTTTTGACGATAAAGAAAATCATAAAATAACCTTTAGTTTAGAAATCAATTCATTTATACCTTCATTTGATTTTGAGGATGATATTTACACTAAATTCACTAGATCAGTTTATACAGGCGGTGTTTCAGGTAATTTTGGAGATCCAAACTCTGTTGCACTAGATCCATCTCAATTATATGGAGGTGATTTACCAGATCCGTTAACATATACCGATATTTCAGATTGTTCAATTTGGGAGTGGAATGCAGGCCTGCAAAGTTGGATACTAACAGGCACATCATCTAGCGAAGACTGTGGTGCTTCATCGCTCGGAACTTTATTAAATACGAATTCTCAATTATTAAGAACTTCTAAGAGAAGAAAGAACTCAAATAGAATTTTTAAATTTACAAATACTACAGATCAGCCTGAAGGTACAATGGATAAAGATAAGCCTCTATTTGGCGATGGTACAGATGTGACATCGACTGATTTACCATTCAACGAATAAATAAAGATATATATTAAAAATTAAATAACACAAATGGCAAAAGTAAATAAAGGAATTGTTTCACCAGTTATTAAAGCAAACCAAGGTTTTGTTTTTCATGCAGGTGGTCAAAATTTCAAAATGACAGGCAGTCATATCGAAAAAACTGCAAATGTTTCTGAAGATTTTAAATCACTCGTTAAGGCTAATGAGTTGTTTACGATAACAAATGAGGGCATTTCATTTTATTATGACTATAACAATAAGAAGACTATTTCTAAAGTTGAAGAGTCATCTTTAGTTAACTTTGACAAACTAGTTGGTTTAAATGAAAAGATTGAATTCTTAAAAGCAAACATTAAATCATACAAAGTATCAGGTAAAACTAATGCAGTTTCTGAAATAGAATCAGAACTAGCAGTTTTAGAATCAGAAAAAGCAGGTGTATTGGCAAAATCAGTAACTGTTAAATTCTCTTACAGTATTACAGAAAATAAATTTTATGCAGGTAATGTAGAATTAGCATACTCAAATGGTTTACCTTTAGCAGAGTCTTTATTGGCAGCAGCCTATATTAGATATGAAGATAAAGCCCTGATCAATCTATTTGAATTTGCATCTAAAAACTACAACCACTATAACATCTTAGAATTTATTTCTGAGTCTAAAGATGGTGATGTTAGAGTTTTAGCAATGAGAGCTGAAAATAACATGTTTGTTTACAGAATTAACGAAGCTACTAAGATTGAAAAATTCACAAAATTATTAGCTGACGCGGCAATTGAATATGTAGCTGAAAACACAGGAGCAGATATTACTCCAATGGTTGAAGATATTTTAGAATCTTATAAAGAGAGAAGAACTGCTAAATTAGAAAAGATTCAATTAATGTATGAAATGATTGCATTCTTAAAAGATCAAAAGGGAAGATTGTCTGAAGCTAATAGAATGCTACCAGATATTAAGGCAGCAGATCAGTTATTAAACAGCGAAATTGCAAGAATCACGGAAGAGCTAAACGACCTACAAAACGAAGAATTATTAAATAAGGATGATGGTTATGTTGATGCAGAATTATCAGTTGAATCTGAAGATTTACCGATAGGAACTAAAGTCAAAGTCGATGCCTTAGAATTTACAGGCAAAGGTAAATCAGATATCTTAACGGTATTCTTAAATGATGAACCAGTAAGAGTAGAGAAAAATAAACTTCAGATTTCTGCTGGAGACTCTATTTAAAATACTAACCTAGTATAAACTAAAGCCCAATTGGAAACAATTGGGCTTTTTTCAGTATAATATTAAACATATTACATAACATGGCAAAAAAGAAGAATTACTTAAATAATAAAGATCTGTTTAACGCAATCGTAGAATCTAAAGAACAGGATAAATTAACGCCTACGGCAGAGAAGATGTTGGTACTACTTGCTGAGCGAGCAATCAATAGACTTAATTATGTAAACTCAGATGATCGTGATGATTGTCTACAATTTGCGCTGTTAGACCTACTAAAGTATTGGCGTAATTTTAATCCTAAATATCCAAACGCATTTGCATATTTTACAGAGATAGCAAAAAGAGGATATGCAAAGGGTTGGAATAAAATACACCCTGTAAAATATAAGGGTACATTATCAATTGACCGCATCTCTACAGGAGGTGACGGTGAAAACGGTGGAATGTTCAATATTTAATGTCTATAAAAAATCTCAAACCAAGCAATAATTCAGGCTTTATACAAGGATACTTTACACCTAAACATCCAGACAAGTATATCGGCCCAACTCCTATTATCTACAGATCTTCATGGGAAAGAAAGTTCATGATTATGTGTGATAGCAGAGAGGATGTTGTTAAATGGTCAAGTGAACCTGTTGAGATTAGGTACATATATTCATTTGATAAAAAGGAGCATACATATTATCCAGACTTCTATATGAAAACCAGGGGTGCTGAAGGTGATGAAGAATTTCTAGTAGAAATTAAACCAGAAGCCCAGATTACAAAACCAAAACCACCTACAAAGAACAGCCAAAAGGCACTTAAGTCCTACAAGTTTTTGGCAGAGCAGTACATAAAAAACAGAGATAAATATAAATATGCTAAGGCATGGGCTGAAAACAGAGGTTGGAGGTTTATCGTCTTAACTGAAAAGTCTCTTAAATAATGGGTAAGATTAAACAGGATATTAAAAACTTAAGCAATGAAGCAGGCAGTAAAACAAAAGCCCGCCGAGGTGCTGAGAAGTGGTTTGATGAAGCGTCTAAATCTATTAGAGATAATGCAGTAGCAAATCATAGTAAACCATTTAGAACTGGTATGATTCATGTGTTTAGATATGAAAAACCAAAACACATGAAAACATTAGAATGGTGGGATAGAAACCCGGTGGTACTAGCACTGGACTCTCATGATAGTGGTACAGATGTTGGAATTAATTTAAACCTGTTACCTGTACAATTTAAAGAAGATCTATTAGATATGATCTATGATCGCATGGCAGGTCAAATCAAATCTAAAACAGGCAGATCTAAAGAGAATAATGCATTAACACAAGGTGAAATCACTCTAATATATAAAGATATTAAAAAGTTTTTAGTTCAGTTTGGATTTGATTTTGCAATTAGACAATATGTACCACAATTGAAAAAAAATCAAAAAGTGGTTTCATATGAACACTGGGCAAAGATAGCACTTTGTGATTTCCAAGACCTTTATGGAATTGGTATTAATGAAGTTAAACGAGCATATAGAGAGCACTTAAAATCACGCTCAAAAAGAAAAGATATATAAACAGAACATAATAATATAATAGTATGGCAGGATTTACCGATAGAAACGGACCATTGAGTAACGGATCAAGACCTTTTAGCATTTCAAATGCTCTTAAGTCTTTGTCTTCATTTGGTATGCGTTATGATGATCTAGTCTTAAGACAATCACAAGCGATCGGTCCAATGGAGGCCGAAATAGGTTATGGTCAAATGAACCCCTTTGGTGTTGATAGTGATGACATTTATGGTGCATTTGCAGCCATGTCAATGACAGACACCAACCTTAGATCTAATATTCCATTTTTCGACCAATCGTATGCTGGTAAAAGAGATGAGCTTAGAAAGTTTTCACTTAACGATGAGATCGAAGATATTTTAGATATTCTTTGTGATGAGACTATTGTATATGATGAGAAAAACTTTTTCTGTTATCCAGAAATTCTAGGACTAGATGTTTCAGATGCAGTTGAAAAAGACCTTAACAAATACTTTAGACAAATCTATCACTATTTTGGTTTTAACTCAGACCAATCCGCATGGTACTTCTTTAGAAAATTCTTAATTGATGGTTATCTTGCATTTGAAATAATTTATTCCCCTGACCAAAAGGAAATTATTGGTTTTAAAGAGTTAGATCCAATCACACTTATACCAGGTTACAATCACGACGATGGTAAAAAGGTTTGGGTACAATATAAGGATGATCCAGTTAAAGAGAGAAAATTGTATGATTCACAGATCATTTATATCTCTTATTCATCAATCACAACAGCATCGAGAGTTTCATATATCGAAAGATTAACAAGAGCATTTAACTTGTTAAGAATCATGGAACACACTAGGGTTATTTGGGCAGTGACTAACGCTTCATTTAGAATGAAGTTTGTTATCCCAGTTGGTGGTAAATCTAAGACTAGAGCAAAACAATCTCTTTCTCAGTTGATGAATTCTTATAAAGAATCAGTTGACTTTGATTGGGAGTCAGGTACACTTGCAACTGATGGTAAACCAATGTTACAATTTAGTAAAGAGTATTGGTTACCTTCTAAAGACGGTGAATCACCAGAAATTGAAACTCTTAATAGTGAAGGACCAGATCTTTCAGATACAGAAGCACTTAAATACTTCTCAGATAAATTAAAACACGTTTCAAAAATTCCTTACTCAAGATTCTTATATGAAGATGGTGGTGGAGACTTTAACTTAGCAGCAGATGGTATGATTAGAGATGAGATCAAGTTTGGTAAATTTATCAAGCGTTTAAGATCTATCTTTATGGAAATTTTAGCTAAGCCTATTTTTATTCAAATGTGTCTTAAATATCCAGAATTTACAAACGATCCACAATTCAAATCACAGATTGCATTGAGATTTAACGAAGAAAACGTATTCTCTGAATTGAAGGACATGGAATTAATGGAGAAGAGATTAGACTTTATTGGTACAATGAGAGACTCATTGATGACAACCAACCAAGAGACTATGGAAGAGGAATACTACTTTGATCAGGAATACTTAGTTAAGAAATACCTTAAGCTTTCTGATGATGAGATTAGAGCTAATGAAGCTGCTAAATCTAAAGTAAAGAAGAAGGAAGCTGAAGCTCCAGAGGCCGATGATCCGTTTGCAATGTAAAGTTTGAATAAAAAAGATATATAAATTATGAAAATTATAAAAACATTTGAAGATTTTATCTCTGAAGATGCGCTAAGAGCAGGAGAAGAGTCAAAGATATTTGTAGATGACTTAAAATTGGATTCAGGTCCAGAAATTAAATCTGCTGAAATCTTAGGCGCAATCACAGCTGCTAAAATAGAAGATGAATTTAAACAATATTTCTATACTGAATACGGTGAAGCTGCATTTGCTGAAGGAGAAATGGATATTTTAGTAGGATATTATCTAGATAAATCGGCTGAAGATGCCGAGGCTGAAAAGGAAGCTGAAAAAGAAGGTGAAGAAGGTGCCGAGGAAGGCGATGATCCACTCGCTGGATTATAATAAGATATTTCAATAATAAAGGATGATATATATTAAAAATATAAAAAACAAATAATATGAGCAATATTAACGATTTACTAATCGTCGAGATGTCTTCTTCTGCCCTGAATGTTACTACGTCAGAGAATAAAGACTATGTACTTGAAGGTGTTTTTGGTCAAATCGATCAAAAAAATAGAAACAACCGTATCTATACGGAAGCTGAATATGTTCCTCAAATTGAGGCATTACAGGCTAAAATAAAGGCTTCTAAGCTTTTAGGTGAATTAGATCACCCCGCACAATTCGACATTTCATTAAAGAATGTATCTCATGTTATTGAGGATTTAACTTATGATAAAGAAACTAAAGAAGTTAGAGGTAGAATCAAATTATTAGATACTGATGCTGGTCGTCAGGCTAAAGCATTAGTTGACGCTGGTGTTCCTTTACAAATTTCTTCTAGAGCTGCCGGGGTTGTTGAAACTAATGGCCAAGTTAAAATCAAACAATTATTCACTTATGATTTAGTTGCTGACCCAGGTTTTGAAAACGCTGAGTTAAAGAGAGTTAACGAATCTTATGGATATGAGAATGATGGTCTTTTGTCAATTTATGAAATTAACAAAAAACCCGAAACTTCACTAGAAACTATCGACACAATCGAAAATACAAACACACAAATAAAAGAAAATAAAAACATGGCAGAATTTGTAAAATCTGAGGATTTCAATAAATACTCTGAGTATTTAGCGAATGAAATCAAGACACTAAAAGAGTCTATCGAAGCCAAAAATGAAGAAGCTTCAGAAGACAACACAGTAGACAATCTAAAAGAGCATAACAACCATATCGTAGAAAGCGTTAATAAATTAACTGACTATGTTGATTATGTTGCTACTAAATTAGATGAGTCTATTCAATACACAGAGCACGTTGCTGAAAAAGCAGATCAAGGTATCTCTTACTCAGAATCATTAGCTGAGAAATTAGATCAAGGTATCTCTTACACTGAGCATGTTGCTGAAGCAGTTTCTAAAGTTAAAGACTTCGCTAACTATTTAGCAGAAGCTCACAACGAAGGTGCTACATCACACACTACTTTATTAGAGTACGTTGAATACTTAAAAGAAAACTTACAATCAGTTTCTGAATATGCTGAATACATCGCTGAATCTTTAAACGAAACAGTTGAATCTGAAGAAGTTGAAGTTAATGTTGAAGCTGAAGAAGAAAAAGAAGAAGACGTAGAAGCAGCTGACAAAGTTGAAGGTGAAGAAGTTGCTAAAGACGTTGTTACTGAAGAGGAAGATCCTGCAAAAGAAGCTGACGAAGCTGACGACACAGAAGAAATCGAAAACATCGGAGATAATTCAGAAGAAGGTGCAGTAGCGGCTGACGGTGAAAAAGCAGGTAAAGATGTTGAAGAAATCGAAGGTGAAGAAGTTGAAGCTGGAGATAACTCAGCTGAAGGTGATGTCGCTGGTGAAGAAAACGGTGAAGAAGCAGAAGATTTAGAATCTGACGCTAAAACATCTGATTCAGAAATCGAAGACGAAGTTGAAGCTGCTGAAGCAGGTGAAGGTGAAGAAGAAGCAGAAGGCGAAGAAGGAGCATTAGATCCTTTAGAGGCTTACAAATCAGAAATTGCTTCTAAATTAGACAAGTTAGTTGAAAATGCAACTAAAAAAGAAAATGAATCACCATCTTTCTTTAGAGTTGTTTCTTCTGCAACAAGAGAAAAGTACAACACATTGACTGAATCTGCTAAGACTGAAGTTAGAAACACAGTTTCTAAAAGAGGTTTTATGACAGAGTCTGAAATTGTATCTTTAATGAACAATGCACAACTTATCGTTGAAAGCGCTGGATCACAGCCTGCATTTATTGCTCTTATGCCAGCAGAATACACTGAAGCGTGGACTAATCTATCTGAAGCTAAGCAAAATCAAATCATTGCACAGGCAAGATACCACACATTAAATACCGAATACCAAGTTGCTAATTTCTGGCAAACTAGAGATCTAAGAGATACTAGAGTTGAAATGGAAAAAGTTGCAATGGTTAGTGAATCAAAAACTGAAGAGCCAAAATCAACTTTAGGATATGATGTAACTGGTATGGCAGATGCGTTCAAAAAGAGATTTAACAAATAATCAAAAGGAACACTGATATATAAATAACATTCGACGATAAGGGCGACAGAAGCAGAAAGCCCATTGAATGTCGAGTTTTTAACTAAACAATAAACAAAAACAAAAAAAACGATCATTAAAAATGGCAAATTTATTAAATGAAGCTGAGATCAAGAATACATGGGCACCGATCATTTCGGAAGCTACAGGTATCAACGAATCTAGCAAATTAGCGTGGATGTCGACTTACTGTCACAACCACAAACTTTATGAAGACGCGAACATCATGTCTTTATCTAACAACCCTGGCCCAATGAACTTAACAGGTATGGGTGCAGTATCTTTCCCTGCAGGTGCTCCGGCTAACGGTGCAGCAGGTGCAGCTACTGGTTCAGGTGACAAAGCTCCAACATTATTGCCTTTGGCAATGCAAGTTGCTGCTCAAACTATCGGTCTTGACTTAGTACCAGTAGTACCAATGGCTGGTCCAATGGGATTATTGTCTTACTTAGACTTTACTTACGAAGGTGGTACTGTTGCATTAGGTGCAACTGCTCCAACTTACGTTAAATCTGCAGAAGCTGCAGAAGGTGGTGACGTTGCAGTAGGTCAATCTAGAATTGATGGTAAAAACATCATCAAAATCGTTGACGCTATCACTGACGTTGAAAAGAACATCGCTGGAAGATATGCTGATGCTACTTTAGTTGCTGCATTAGAAGATCACATTCCTGCATTCTCAGGTGCTGATGCTAATGGTAAGCCTCTTTCAAGAGAAGCTGGTGAAAGAACTGCTGACAAAGTTATGGGTCTTTCTTTATTCTCTAAGAGCGTTGCTGCTGAAACTTTCCAAGTTGCTGCTGCAGTTACAAGAGAGCAAGTACAAGATCTTAAGCAATTCGGTGTTGACGCTGTAGCTCAAGTAGAAGCAGTATTAACTAACGAATTAACTCAATCTATCAACAACCACATCTTAACTAAGATGAGAGCTATCGCTGAAGGTGGTATTTCTGAAGTTGCTTTGGATTACTCTTTAGGTGGTAACACTTTCGGTGACGTTAACAGAAGAATCCTTACTCACGTATTGGCTGCTG